ATCATTGTCCTACACTCACTTTGTATTCTATTCCTAACAACGTAAAAAATAGTGGTTGAGTTTGTGTAATGGTTAATTGTGATGTTCTTGAATACCCTAATATTGGCATAATTCTTTTTTCACCCGTAAAGGTTACAGGGCCAGAACCTAGCGTAACAGGAAATTTGCGAAAGGGTAATTCCCAGCCATTTATGGCTAAGTTCTGACTTTGATACAGAAAAGGGGTAGCCTCTATGATCCTTCTTCTCTGGCCCTGCACATTGCCACTCGGCAATTTGGTTTCAAAAGGCATGGTAATTACTTCTATACTATAAGGTAATCCTGCTTCTACATAAGTTGAAGGAACGCTGTCTAATGTTATATTTCCAGAAGAAACGGTTTTATCAGCTTCTACTATATCATCGGCTACTACATCTAAAACTTTTCCTTCTAAATGTGCTAAACTTCCAGCCGTTGTATTGGTTGGTATAGCAACATCTGGAGAAGATGCGCCTGAATAATATTGTATTGAACTATCGGTTGTTCGATCCTCGTCAAAAGCTTCTACATAATATTTAGCACCGCTGCTTAATGTCCTTTTTACTATTACATAAATATCATCAACATCAACCGCAGCATTTAAAAACGTGCCGTCTGTTATCCATCTAGCAGGAGCAACTACATTTTGTCCTCTTAATAACGTATAAGCAGCTATACTGCCTTGTAGCTCCGCAGAAATGCCTCTGGTATCAGTTGTAGCAGTTCCATTAACTATTAATAATAAATCACCTTCATCTGTAGAAGAAGAGGGTCTTAACGTCATATCTTGAGGGTTAATTATAAGATGTGAACTTAATAAAGAAATATTTGTTGCTACATAACTAAGCTCGCTATCGGAAAAATTAAATTCTCGTAAAGCTCGACCTGATCGCTGTATAAATAATGTCCCACTTTCTGCTGCTGCGGGCCTAATGCCATGTTTCATTCCACGTTTAGATGCTGATTTAACAACAATGTTTGTAGGTGTTATAGGATCTAAATCCGCTTGTGGTACAAAAAACTCTGCACTATCGGTAAATATTTGTAAATCTCTTCCAGAACGTAGTGCTACAATAGGATTTACCTGGTCAGTATCTAATTGTGCTGCTATAGCATCATCCGCTAAATTTTCCGTTGGGAAATATTCAAAAAATATTCCTACTTTAGATCCCCATAGAGTATGTACTAAAGATTTAGCTCCTCCCATATACAAGCGGCCTTCATGAAACGTACAACTACGTGGCCATCCTCTTGTATTTGACCAGGCTGGTTCGTAATATGCGTCTATACTCCAATCGCCTTGCGATAATGCATTGCTATCAAAAAATGGTATTTCAACAGTAGCTTCTGCTTCCGTATTACTATTTACTTTAACAACTCTCGCTCTACCAAAATTAGTGGCATCTTGAAAATATTGTCCTACCGCTAACGATTTAAAACCAGAAATACTATACTGTGAATCACTAGCTGGATTAGTAGCCCAGGTATTTTGCACCGTTGCTACTTTAGTGCTGCCAACATAATCCGTTATAAAATTAACCTGGCCATTGCCTGTACCAGATGTTATTTCAATAAATAATCCATTATAAAAATCATTGTTACTATTTTCGCCAGACGCTAAGGTTATTGCTGTTGATGCTCCAGCCTGTGCGGTTCCTGTTTCTGTACTAAACCCATGCGTTAAAGTAATATTACCATCCGTACCACTAGGATTTAAATTTCCTTGAGGATTATAACTAGATGCACTAAAACGAGCTTTAGGAATACTGTCAAAAGCAATATCGTTTATAGTCCAAGTAACGTGATTAGTTCCACGTTCAATAATTTTTGGAGCCATGTCTTCTTGTACTAATATTAATATTGATGCATTTTGTGTATAGTATAGTGTTGCTAAATTAGCACTACCTATAGATGTTACTAAAAAATCATCACTACCACCATTAATGCCTGTAACTAATGCCTGGTCCTTAAACACATACATACGATTATTAACGAAAGCAAACATATAACTTTGTTCGCTAGAATACCGAAACGGTACTAATTTTGTTCCATTTTGCGGTGCAGCAGCCGAAGGTAGTTCTGTTATAAATCGTAATCCTGGTCTTCTGGTCATTCCGCCTTGCGGTTGCACTACAATGTTTTGNGCTTTTTCTAAGCCATTATAATATTGTTGTAAATCGACACGGCTGCGGAGTAGGGGATCTAACTCTCCTATAGAAAAATTACTTTGTAGTTGTGTTATTCTACTCATCGAATATCCGTTAGTGAATAGTCATTAATAATAGTATTTTGATTGCTTCCTTGTGAATCCATACTTATGGCTGTTCTAAAATATCCCCCTCTATTATTTTCGGATGGTGCGCCTAATGCAATATTACGCCAAAAATCTGTTTTAGTTATCTGATCGGTTATAGGTTCTGCTAAATGCCAAGCACATTGATATATTAATAATTGTGTAAAATACACAGGCATAAGACTTTCTTCTAAAACTCTTTGATAATCAATGTAAACCGTTTGGCTTTCTGTCATTAATTTAGCGGTACCATCACTACCCATGTTTATTTCCCAATCCTTAAATATAGAATTGCCATGAGTACTAGAAGTATACGCTGCTAAAGGTACATTATTTAAAATGTCATTTGGTAATGAATATTGATAAGTCCATTCGCTTACAGGTGTTGTATTATCCTGGGCTAATTGTGTTTTTTTAATAGTAAAACTCCAGCGATACATGCCTAGAGTAACTTGTTTTATTTTAGGATATAATGTAGCACAAATATTGGCTTGTGCAGAGCCATCAGTTAAAGATGTTAATCCTTCGGCTCCTAGTAATGCTAATGCTGCATTACATAAACTGACATCGGTATCTCCTGCTGCCATTGTTCATTCCTTTAAAAAACGGAGAGATCCGAAAACCCCTCCGTTTAATATTAAGCTCTAACGTGAATCTGTTACAGCCATTACGTTACCATCGCCTACATCGACAACACCAGCAGAATTAGATACTACTACGTGCCAAGAAGCTGTAGCTGTTCCTGCTGTACTAGCAAATGAATAAATCATATCGCCAACTGAAACATCACCACTTACGTCATTAAAGTACCCAGCCGCATCCACTACAGTTTTTGCGTCTGTTGTTTTGTAGCTCCATAGACAAGGTGCAGATCCTTTTTTAGACTGCCCGCCTATTGGAGAAAAGTTAGTTCTTACAAAAGCCATGTTTACTACTCCCTACAAGTTATATCTACAATACCAGCAGCATCGATTGCTACAGAACCCATAGACAGCATAGTTGTTACTAGCCATGAAGTTTTTTCTGGAATGTAATTAATCTCTGTTCTAGGATTAATACCAACGGCACACCCTACAGCAGATTTATGAAAAGCTATTACAGTACGATCTGAAGAGCCATCCACAGGAACTCCGCCTTCTGTTCTTGTACCTAGTACATGAAACTGGAATCCTAAATAAGAATCGATCTGGCCCTGGCTAAGCGCTCTGATACTATTATAATCAGAACTTACAGCTCTTTCATCACCTAATAAACCAGCAAGATTATTTGCATGGCAGACCAAATGTCTATCTGAGCTAGGTACGTTAGCTGCATCAAGAGCTTTTTTTGCTGCAATTAATTTACCTACGTTAAGATTAGACGCTCCAGCAGATCCACTTGTTACAACAGTATTTGCTACAGTTGTTCCAGCAGAAGCCGCTATAACGGAATCGATTATTAGTTGGTCATATCTTCTACCTATAGCGGAACCAACAACAGTTGCTAGTTCGTTTCTTTCTTCGAAACTTACTTTAGCATTGTTGAATACGTCAGAATATTCTGAAGCTGACCAATCCTGAAGAGTTACGGAAACTTGCGAGAAGGCCGTATTTAACGCTGTTACATTCGTCTGAGGGCTACGTTCTGTTGCCACGCCAGCAGCTAATTTTGGCCATTTGTATGTTGAGCCTACGACACCGTTCTTCATTCGGCACACACCATCTAATGTACGACTTGACTGATAAGCATGGTGTACCTCTGAATTGAACATCGTTTCGAAGGCTGGACTAAGATTTGTTGACATATTATGTCCTCCTAAACAATTAAAAAAAATCGCCTTATGGTTATCGGAGGAATAATCCTACGGCCTGGCTATGCATACGCTGCATTATCACGGTAAGTTTCCTTACGCCAGATCGGCCCTTAAAGGGTTGTCAATCATTTGTAGGGTAATTCATAAAAAATATTATTGCAACTTTAAACGTACCTTTTAGATTTTATACAGATTATGCCTTTTTACTTCTGTTGTATTTTTTAGACACAATAGCTAAATTACTAGAAGAATTATTTTTGGGATTGCCGTCTTTATGATGAACATCTTTGTCCGTATTTCCCATTAAGCGTTTACCCATTTTACGTCTTGCAGCATTACGACTCGCTCTATTTTTCTTTTGTTCAGAAGACCCATGGTAGCTGTCGTATTCTCTACGGTAATCTCTAGCCATTAAACATTTTCTCGAATTTCTTTTCTACAGCTTTGCGGTACGCTGGATCATTATGATATTTTTCTGATTGCACCATTTCATGTAAATCTTCTGGAGTTTCATCCCCTAACATTGGTGTTGATTTAATGGGAATGTCTTTCTCTCCAGCAAGAGTCCGTAATTTTCTCATGGTTAAATGACCTTCAGCCGTACCGCCTAAAACCGTTAGTTGTTCATAATCTGTTTCTGAAAGAACGCCATTACGTACTAACCCTCTTCCCCATTCTGCATTAGATTTAATAATTTCATCAGCATTAGGCCCAAGCTTTTGTTTTTCTTCTTGTACGGATATAGTTGTATCTTCAGACCCACCATTAAGGTCGGCTACTTTTTGTACTAATGATTCAAAGTTAGCTTGTGATATTTTAGCATCCTTAGCCCAATCCGTATACACTTTCATAACAGGATCATCTGCATCTATATTAGAATCCTCAAATGCACTTGTATCATATTTTTCAGGAACTTTATGTTTGCCCTGGCTAAACTTTTTTTCTAAATCTATATAGCTTTTACTTAAAGCTTCTAAATCTGGCCCTTCTTTTGCATCCCAAAATTTTTCAGGTATAAAATCAGGTCTTTCTAAATCCTCTATTTCTTCTGGAGATAACTCATCAGTTTTAGCTTCCGTATGAGCCATAGGATTTTTTTCTTCTGTATTATTTTCCTCTTCTGTTGTTACTTCATCAATTTTTACAGAGTCCATAAGATTTTCTTCTTGTAATTCTTCAGCCATTTTTCGCCCTTTCTATTCTATGCATAATTTCTCTAACAATAGAGTTTTGTCCTTCCCTGGAATATCCTATTGAAGGGTCATATCCAGGCTCCCAAGCGGGTTGATCTATTGTTACTTTTTTTAAATAATTTAATACTGTTTTACCCTGTGCTGTAGTAGTAAAAATTACAGCAAACGCTGTGTCTAGTTCTCGTTGCTCCATGCCTTGTTTGGAATTATCGGCAACGGCCTCCAAGCCATCCCAGCCTGGATCATTAATAGATCGTATTTTCTCCGATTGTATCATAGTTATCCTTTCGCATTATTGTATAACTTCTTCTGGTGGAGCTTGTTCGCCTTCCGCTCCCATTTGTTGTTGTGCTGCCATTTGTGCCGCTTGTTGCATTTCGGCTGCTATAGCATCTTTCTCTTCTGGTGAGTTACGCAACTTTGCTGGAATACCTAACTGATCCGCTAAATAATCAGCAACTCTACCCATATTGACTGCCATTACACCTTCAGGGCCAAGCATCTGTGTTATTTGTAAATACTGCATAACCTCGCCAACTTTATCCATATTCTGCGCCATAGCTAATGGTGATTCTGGAACAACTTTAACTTGTAACCCATTGACTTTTAAGGGTAATTCAATCATGCCTTGTGCATCCATAACTTCTAAACTACGTTTTACTATAGGCATCATTGTTTCTACAATTAGTCTTCCAAAAGCACTTCCTAAGTTTTGTGCTAGTTCCGATAAGCGAGCTTGTATTTCTGTTGCAGATCGAGCTGACATATTTTCTGGTGGTAATGATTCATCCAAAAGACCTTTTTTAATGGCGGTTCGCAAGTCGTTTGCAACTAATTGTCCCATTTGGGGATCACCCGTACGGGGCAGGGGCTTCAGGGACTCACCTTGCGGACCGCCATTACGTGCAACTGATATAATACTACCAGGCACAATCTGAATAGTAGATGGATTTAATACGCCATCATCTGCGGCTGTAAAGACACCACCAATAGATAACGAAGCATTTTTTAAAGTTAATTCAACTACTTTGTTCAAAGTCTTAATATCATTAATAACTGTAATTAATGGTCCACGGCCCATAGTTTCGCCAGCTACTTTCATCCAACGTGCAACAACCCAAGGCGTACTTTTTAATTCTCTACGTAATAATATGTTCTGACCTTTTTTATCAATTAGCATATATTCATACAGGCCTTTTTGCCTATCGTGTAAGGTCGCTTCTAAAATTTCTATTTTTTCTTGCGGTTTATCTTCGTATTCTTTTTTTAACTCTTCTGGAAAAACTATGTCTGGCCATTCTTTTTCTAGCGTTTCAAAAGGTCGTATAATTCTTCTATACACATTATCAACTGTTCCGTGTGGACCTTCTTCAAAGGTTACAAGAAAGCTAGGTATGGCATTAAAACGTATAGGTTTTGTTTCATCTCCTGGCATAATCTGCATGACAGCCGTACCAACCATAAGGTCTAATAAAAACTCACCCATAGCCANGTCAAAGTCGGATTGACGTAATACACCAAACAATTTATCGGTATAAGCGTCTAACATTCTTTGTAGTTCTACTTGATATTTTTCTTCTATTTCCTCACCAGGGGATAACCGACACCAATTTCTTTGCGGTGGAAAGAGATTTGCTTGTATACGATTAGCCGCTCTTTGTGTTGAAGAAATAGCCGTGCTGTCAAAAACTTTATTTATTTTTTTTTGACCTGCTATGCTGCCATAATACCCATCGTAAAGATTGCGGTTAGGTAAAGCGTATTCATAACATTCATCATACAATGCACGAAAGTTTTCTTTTTCTTTGTTGGCAACATCATAGCGTTTTTTAATATCTTGAGCGGTAAAAGCCATTATGCTTTTTTCTTTCCATATTTTTTCTTCATGTCTGCTCGCATATTAGAAGCTAAATTACCGTTCGTTTCCTTCTGAAACTTCTTCGCTTGGCTCTGACCCTTCGCTGTGTATGGGAAGTTCTTGCTCTTGCTTCCTGTCTTCGTCTTGTATTTTACTGTAGGCATAATCTTCCTCCTTAAATTTAGGGTTTCTAAAAAATTTTCTTGGCATTATGTCGGTCTTCTTCTTGGGCCTAACGTAGAACCTAATTCGTTTTGTGCTGTATCTACATTATAATTTTGCATGGACTCTAATAACGGACCGCCACGACTAGAAGCTCTTTGCCTGGCTTTTATAGAACGACTTGAAGCCGCTTCTTTTTCTTTATTTCTTCGTTCTACCGCTTCAATCCCACTTGTATCTGGTGGAGGTGGTCTTTTTGGCCCGCCAAATAAATCGCCCATGTATAATCTCCCAATGTTAGTTCTAATCTTTATACGTTCGAGAGTACATGATAAAATCTGTTTGATCAACCCCATAGCGTTTTAATACACCTTCTTTTTTATACGATAGCACTTCCGCCCATTTTATAGCTGGGATGTTCTTACTGTTTACGATACCTTGCAGCCTATGCAGCTTCCAATGGGCCATCATATATACAAGAAAGTTTTTTGTTGCTCGATGAAATGTGTATTTATATTTGGTTATATATTTGCTGGGTATTAACCATCCTTCGGCTACACCAGCATGAAGAGGAATCATACCCCACATTGCATAACATTGATCTTCTACAAATCCTGATAAAGCAATGCCTGATTGCACGTTAGCTTGTAAATAGTGCAAATAATTTGGCTCCACATCAAAACTGTGTTGAGTAAATTCATTAATATGCATAGTTTGGAAATGGCTAGGATGCCAAATTTTTATACTGTATTTACGGTCTTTTAGATCCATAATTTTTTCAAAAAACCGTGGGTCAATAGGCTCTCTCATTTGAACACATCAAAATCTAATGCAGCGTTTGTTGAACCCGTTGGAATTTTAGTATTACGAGTCATAGTTCTATGTTCTCCGCCTCCTAGTAAACAATATCCAGCCGCATCACCAACGTGAGAAGACTCATTTTTATTGGGCGTATCTTTAAACCGTTCATGGCCTGATACCTGGACTCGTTTGTAATGGTATCCTCCTGCTAACGCTTTTCTCAGCAACAAGCATTTTTTATCTACTAATAATCCTGGCTTTGCCTGAATAAGTCTACCCATAGGAGAAGCTAAAGCCTCCCGTCTTACACGCCAATTATTGCTAGGGCAGGGTCGTGCATATAACCCTA